GTGAGCGGCGTCTACCAGCGCAACCGCGAGGTTTCCGAGTACAAGTTCTTCACTCAAGCGATCGCCATCCGCGTGGAGGTCAACAAGCTGATGGCGTCGTCCTCCGTGGTTCCGAAGGCCTATCGTCTGCTGAACGCGGTGCCCACGGTGGAGACGGCGCGCAGCATCGTGTACAACGTCAACCGCGCCGACTGCTTCTACCCCAACACCTCGTTCAACGCGCTGGAGAGGAAACGCTACCTGACGCTGGCCATAGCTGACTGCGAGCAGCTGATGCTGGACATGCAGTGCCTCATGGATATCGGCCTGCCCGTGAACGCCAACCGCTTCGAGGAGCTGGCGGCCATGGTCGAGGAGGAGATCAAGCTGCTGAAGGGCGCACGCAAGAACGTGCGCGTGACGGGCAAGAAGTCCACCGAGGAGCGCATAGCCGAGGCCGAGGCCGAGCTAGAGCGCCTGCGTTCGCTATAATGGGCGGCGGTCGCGCCTTGTTTATCGGTACAATTGGTGGTTGCGTTCCGTCATGGGTGGCTCCTCGTCCAACGTGTGCTACGTCAACAACAACGGCAATGCCAACTACAACTCGGCGACGAACGTCTGGGTTCGCCCCCGCCCCGGATTCCCTTATTGCCAGACCGAGTAGGCCCCAGGGCCGAAAGCAGAGCGCAGAGAGGAAGGAAGGCGCGACCGTCGGGCTCACGCCCGTAAATACGCACCCCGCGAGGGTGGTCGGACGCTGCTTGCATGGCGCGGCGCTCCGTGGCTTCGCCGCGTTTCATGGCCATACCTCAAGCGGCTGTCAGAGCCACATTGAAAGCCGTGCGGGGTGCCTTCTGTGAACTCCGAGCAAAGGCGGGCGGCGCGCCGGAAGCGCCGCAAGGAGAAGCGGGCCAAGGCCAAGGCCGAGCGCGTCAAGACGTGCACGCTTGAGACCGTGGCCGACCTCAACAGCCTGTGCAAGGCTTCCAAGCAGGCCGCGCGCGGCGTGATGTGGAAGGCGTCCACGCAGCGGTACATGAAGGACTACCTGCGCAACGCCGTCCTGTCCCGCCGCGACCTTTTGGAGGGCCGCGACATATGCCGGGGCTTCATCCGCTTCGACCTATGGGAGCGCGGCAAGCTGCGCCACATCAGCGCCGTGCACTTCCCCGAGCGCGTGGTGCAGAAGTCGCTGTCGCAGAACGCGCTCGTGCCCGCGATCGTGCCCACCCTCATAGCCGCGAACTCCGCGAACATAAAGGGGCGCGGCACCGACTACGCCCTGAAGCTGCTCAAGCGCCACCTGGCCGACCACTGGAGGCGGCACGGCCGCGAGGGCTACATACTGCTCGGCGACTTCTCCGACTACTTCGCGCGCATAGCGCACCAACCCGTCAAAGACCAGGTGGCCTCCGCGCTGCTAGATCCGCGCGTGGTCGCCTTGGAGCACCGCCTGATAGACGCGCAGGGCGATGTGGGCCTGGGGCTGGGCAGCGAGCCGAACCAGATATGCGCCGTCGCGCACCCCAACCGCATTGACCACTACGCAATCGAGATGCTGCGCCCCGAGGCCTACGGTCGATATATGGACGACTTCTACCTGATACACGAGTCCAAGGACTACCTGCAGGTGTGCCTGCTGCTCATAGAGCGCAAATGCGCCGAGCTGGGCATCGAACTGAACCCGCGCAAGACCCGCGTGGTGAAGCTCACGCGCGGGTTCACGTGGCTGAAGAAGCGCATCTTCTACACGGACACGGGCCGCATAGTCGTGAAGCCGTGCCGAGACTCCATAACGCGGGAGCGCCGCAAGCTCAAGAAGATGGCCCGCATGGTCGCCGATGGCATCATGACCCCCGAGCAGGTGGAGCAGAGCTACCAGAGCTGGCGCGGAGGCATGAAGCGGCTGGACGCGCACCGCAGCGTGCGGGCCATGGACGCGCTGTACCGAAGCCTGTTCGGAAATCTCGCGCAGGGGGGGGGTGCTCAATGCAGGCCAACCAGAGGGACGATTCAAGCGGAAGCAAGCCCTCGCAATAGCGGAGAACCGGCAACTCAAAGCAGCGGCCTAAGCGAAGCGGCTGCGAAATAACAGAAACATCGAAGGCGTGCTGCGGCGCGCCTTCTTCCTTTGCGCCCATCAAAGCGGCTCGGCAATCTCACGGCGCTAATACGATGGCGGCACATTCCCCGACAAGAGAGGAGTCCGCATGGACACTGAGGAAGACACGCCGCGCCCCAACGATCTTCAAGATGGCACCATGGCCGAGGTCAACGCCCTGCGCGATCTGCTGTCGCAGATCGGCGACCCCGACGCGGCGCACGACGCGGGCGTTATCGACGATGACGAGTACGCTGAGCGGAAGGCGCGAAAGCTCGCCTACACCGCGGTGCTCGCCGCCTACGACAGTGGCGAGACGCTCGACGTGTCGGCGCTGATCGACCAGATGCGCGAGCGGGCGTCGCAGCCGACGCAGACCGAACAGAACACGGCGAACATCGACTACCTGCTCATGACGGTCGGAGGTGACCAGTAATGCCAACGAAGAAAACCGACGAGCATTCCAAGCACTTCGCGCTCGTCAAGAAGTACTACGACCGACCTCTTTGGAGTAAGGCGCGAGTACACAAGGCCGTCGAGTGCAAGTGGATCACCGCCGACGAGTACAAGGAGATCACCGGCGAGGAGTACAAGGAGATCACCGGCGAGGAGTACACGGCCGAATAGGCGGAAGGAGGGCGCCCAGGATGGAAGTGCTCAAACTTTTTGCGCCTTACGGACCGGCTTGGCTTGGCGGCGTGCTCCTGACGCTCGTTGCGTTCTACTTCGGGAAACAATTTCTTGAGGAGTACAAACGCCAAAACCAGCGGAAGGGCGAGCTCGACCTCAAGCGCGAGGAGCGCAAGCAGGCCGAAGTCGACGAGCGCGCGCAGCGGGACCGCGAGCGCTCGCAGATGGAGGGCCGCATCGCCGCGCAGATGGAGCGCAGCAACAGCCTCATGGAGGCGATGAAGACGCTCATGGAGTCCGTCGTGGCGTCCAACGAGGTCTTGCACGCGGACTTGGCGCACAGCCAGGCGAGGAGCCAGGGGATGGCCGAGAAGGTCGACCACATCTGCGACCGCGTCGACCTTATCTACAGCAAGGAATCCGACAGATAGGAGCAATCGAATGAATGAGATCCAGGCGGGCCTCACGGTGTGCACGGTCCTGGTCGTGCCGTACATCGTGCAGGCGATCAAGACGAAGGCGATGACGGGCAACGTCGCCCGCTGGACGGCAATCGCCGTCTCGGCGGGATGCGGCGCCCTCACGGCCATGTTGGGCGGCGTCCCGACCGAACCCTCGGCATGGGTTACGTCCATCTTCGCCGCGGTAGGCGGCGTTCAGGTGGCCTACGCGGCCTTCAAATCGGTCGGCATCACGGACAAATGGCTGGACGCCCTGCTGGCGCTCGGCGACATCAAGGAGGACTAATGGCAGACTTCGCAAACGTCCAGCCGGACGAGTACAAGCTTCTGGGGCGCAACTTCTCGGCGGGCCGTCCGTTCGGCATCAAGGGCGTCACGATCCACCACATGGCGGGCGACCTCAACGCCGGCCAGTGCAACGGCATCTGGGGCGCCAACGGCTGCTCGGCGCACTACTCGGTCGACCGCAACGGCCACATCGTGCAGCACGTCAACGATCTCGACCGCGCCTACGCCTGCGGCGACGGAATCGGCACCGGACGCGGCAACGATACGACCATCTCCATCGAGCACGCCAACAGCGGCAGCAACCCGTGGACGGTCCACGAGAAGGCAATCGAGAGCGGCGCACACCTTGTCGCGGCCCTGTGCCTGTACTACGGCCTCGGTCGCCCCGAGTGGTGCAAGAACGTGTTCCCGCACCGCTACTGGAGCGCCACGGCTTGCCCCGGCGAGCTTGCGGGCTCCCAGCGCGACCATTACATGCAGCGCGCCCAGGCGTGGTACGACGCGATGAAGGGCGGCAAGGCGCCCGCCCCCTCCGCCGCCGCCAAGCCTGCCGCGGCAAAGCCCTCCCAGGCGGCATCCGGCGGCTTCACGAAGGCATCCGGCAAGCGCATCCCCGTCCACTACTCCCTCCACCTCAAGGGCGGCGGCTGGCTGGACGAGGTGACGGACTTCGGCGCCGGGGACAACGGCTTTGCAGGGTATCCGTGCCGACAGCACGACCTGCTGTGCGCACGCGTCGACCGCGGCACGCTCAAGTATCAGGTGCATACTATCGAGGACGGCTGGCTCGACTGGGTCGCCAAGGGCGACCGCAACGATACCGTCAACGGCTGCGCGGGCATTGCCGGCCATACCATCGACGGTGTGCGCATGTACTATGTGACTCCGAGCGGCGAGGAATACAAGCAGGCATATTATCGCTCGCAGACCACCGTACGCGCTGGGTGGCTCGATACCGTGTGCGACGATGGTTCCACCTATGGCGGCGATGATTACGCCGGTTTCTTCGGCGAGCCGCTCGACCGTTTGCAGGTCTGCGTCACCGACGGCAACCCGTACTAG